ACGCATTAACCAAATCCAATCTCATCAATCTCACAGGATTTGCAGATGGATCACAAAGATTTCAAAGTTTAAGAAAGAAATTTATATTAGGTCAAGTTATTATTGATAATCCTGGCGAAGGATATGAAAATAAGAGAAGATTAATACCAACAAGTGGTATTAATACATATTCTGATTTTATTCAATTTACAAATCATGGGTTTGCTGATGGAGAAATAATTCGTTATTCAAATAATCAAGTTAAGATTGGTGGATTAGATACAGATCAAGATTACTATGTTTTAAAACTTAGTGATAGTAGATTTAGACTTGCAGCTGCTGGAATTGGTTCCACATTATCTGATGCAAATTATCTTAGAAAAGAGTTTGTAGGTTTAACTTCAGTTGGATCTGGAGAACATGTATTTAATTATCCTCCTATTACTGTTAATGTGAAAGGTGTTGTTGGTATTAATACAGTTCATCCAGAAAACTATCATGCTGTTGTCAATCCAATTGTTAGAGGTTCAATTACATCAATTAATATTGAACAACCTGGCCTTGATTATGGATCACCAACGACCTTTAACTTCAGTATTCCTCCCACAGTTCGTGTTTCTTCTGGATCATCGTCAGAGTATAAAGCAATTGTATCAAATGGAAGAATACAATCTGTAATTGTAACTCGTTCTGGATCAGAATACACATCATCTCCAGATCTCACTATCTTAGGTGATGGAGTTGGTGCAAAAATTATATCTTCAATTAGTAATGGTAGAGTTGATAAAGTTACCGTTGATAATGGTGGTGTTGGATATTCAACTGCATCGGTAGCTGTTTTAGAAACAATTCCTGGCACAGGTGCAATCTTCTTACCTAAGATTAGATCTTGGTCAGTTAATAATGTGAAAAGATACGAGGATATTTTCTTTGAAGATGATGGATTCTTAACTCGTGGTGATAATGATGAGGGAATCAAATTCACATCATTCTATGCACCTAGAGGTTTAAGAAAAATATTAAAACAAAAAAATAGTGATGGAACAATTGATTATACATCAAATGATCTGAATCTTTTAAACAATGCAGAACAAGCTTCTCTTAATCATTCTCCTATTATAGGATGGGCATATGATGGTAATCCAATCTATGGGCCTTATGGTTATGAGAGAAAAGATGGTGGATCTGTAAGAATTATGAGATCTAGTTATTCTCTTAAAAATTCAAGAGAGAATGGGCCTCCAATTGCAACTTTCCCACTTGGATTCTTTATTGATGATTTTGAGTATCTTGCAAATGGTGATCTTGATGAAAATAACGGACGTTTTTGTGTGACTCCAGATTTTCCAGAGGGAACTTATGCTTACTTTGCTACCATTAATCCTAATGAAAATGAAACAAGTGGAACATTTAAGAACTTCCGTGCTCCAGTATTTCCATATTTGATTGGTGAAAATTATGTTGCAAAACCAGATGAATTTAACTTCATTGAAACTAATAATCAAGATTTAGATCTAAACACTTTAAATCTTCGCAGAAATACAAATCCATATAAACTTGAGGGATTTGGTGCAGATTATGAAGGTATACATGACAGTCGTAAATTAGTAAATCAAGAAACAGAAGTTGGATATGCATCTCCAGGCAGAATTAATCAATTTGAAATTTTAAACAGTGGTTCTGGATATCAAGTTAAAGATAGATTAAACATTCAAAACTTAGGAAAAGGTAGAGGATTTTCTGGAGAGATATCAAAAGTTGGTGGAAAAGAAGTTGTATCTATTGCATCAACTGTAGTTAAGATTGAAAACTTAGTATTTACTTATGATAACAGTAATGGTAATGTAATTGGTCTCTCAACACAACCACATGATTTAGTTGTTGGAGATGTTGTAAGTATATCAGGATTATCAACTGATAGTTTAAGAAAACTGGATGGTAGACATCAAATCGGATTTAATACATCCTTCCTTCTTTTAAATACAGGAATTGGAACAACTGGTGCAACAGGTATTGTAACTAGTCTATCTCTTACAGGTGATTTATCTAGAAAGAGCATTGCTGCAAATGACGTTTTAGGAATCACAACAGAAAGAATGTTGGTGTTAAACGTTGATGATATTAATGGTAAAGTTAGAGTTAAGAGAGAATTTGATGGTGTTTTAGGAACTGGACATTCAAGCACATCTTTAGTTACATCTTTAAATCGCAATATTACATTTAATATTGGCATCAATACTGATATACAAACAAGAGTTAATATTCCTTATTACTTTAATCCAAGTGAGAGTGTTGCCTTAGGAGAATCAGCTGGTGTTGGTATTGGATCAACAATTAGATATTCATTCAAAGTTATTGGTGGCGGTTCAACAGAAAGATTTATTCCAACTCAAAACATATTCTTACAAGGACACGGATTTGAAACTGGTGATAAACTTTTATATTCAAGTGACACTGGCACTCCATTACAAGTATCAAATGGTATAGGTCAAACATTTAGTCTAACAAATAATTCTCCAGTATTTGCAATTAATAATGGTGTTAATCTATTAGGATTATCCACAAATCCAGTTGCGATTGGTTCCACTGGATCTATTACTGGTATTGGATCTACTGCGTATCAATTGTTCTTTAAGAGTTTTGGAACTGGACAAGTTCATAGTTTAAAACCACAAAAAACAGAGATAACTGGTTTTGCAGAGAAAGTAGTTGCAACTGTTGTTTGTAAAGAAAATCATGGGTTACAAGCAAACGATAGAGTTTCACTATCACTTACACCAGGCATCACAACTTCATTCCAAGTTGAATTTGATGATACAACTCGTAGAACTTTTATTAATCCAATTAACTTTGGTGCGTCTGCTGTTGATATAAACAAAGATCAAATCACGATACCCAATCATGGATATAAAACAGGTGATAAGATTCTTTATAAGTCTTCTAATCCAGCAAATCCTCTCTTTAATAACTTTACATATTTCATTGTAAGAATTGATAAGAATACAGTTAAATTATCAGAGACTGTCTTTAAATCTAAACAATTAATACCTGATTGTATTTCTCTAACATCAACTGGTTCAGGACACACAATTGCTCTTATTAATCCACCATTACAATTAACTCGTGGATATAAAGTTGGGTTTGCTGTATCTGATGCATCTTTAACTCAGGTTGTGTCAGGAAAGAGAACCCAAGTTTTTGATTTTAATTTATTCAGAGATTCTAACTTTACAAATCCTTACTTTAATAATAAAGAAGATGGTGGTTTCCAAGTTATTGGTGTCGGAACTGTTGGCGTAACTACAACAGCTAGAGTTGATCTTTCTGTTACTGATAACACTCCAGAAAATCTATTCTATCAATTAACTCCAGTTAATTTTAATATTAACGCTCCATTTAAAAGAGATCCAATCATTGATACTGATGTTAATAATTTTTCCAATTTAATTATATCTAATAGTGGATACAATGGAAGTTACTTTGTATCGGGAATTGGTAGTACAACATTCTCCTTTGTTTTACCAGAACAACCAGAAAAAGATGGATACACAAAAAATGAAGCGACTACATTGGAGTATGAGACCTCTTCAACTACAGCAATAGGTAGTATTAAAGATATTAGAATAATTTCAAAAGGTAGAAATTATCAAACAATACCAGTTGTTACCTCTATCGGATCAACTTTAGGTGTTGGTGGTGTAATTCGTTTAAACAGTAATGAGGTTGGAAAATTAAGAAGATACTCAATTAAAAATATTGGATTTGATTATTCAGCTGACAAAACAATTCAACCATCTGTTCAATTACCACAAATATTAAGACTTGATAGATTATCTAAGATATCAAGTATAGGTATTAGTTCTGGTGGTAAAAATTATATTCAACCCCCTAATATAGTTGTTATTGATCGTGTTACTAACACAGTTAAGAATGAAGTTATTACAACAGCTGATATTCAAGGAACTTCTGTATCTGAAGTCAGAATTTTAACAAATACAAACTCTTTATATGACTCAAATCCCAGAATTATCGCTACAAATAATAATAATGGAATTAAAGTAAAAGATCTATCATTTACAAGTGGAACAAATTTAGTTACTTTAACTCTTGAAGGTGGATATGATTCTACCACATACCCATTTACTCTTGGACAAAAACTATACGTTGAAAATATAGGTATTGGATCTACTGGAAGTGGATTTAATTCTTCAGATTATAATTATGAACCTTTTGTAATCACTGGTGTTAATACAAATCCAGGCGGAGGAAATGCAACTGTTTCATATAATTTAGATTCATCAGTCACAAGCCCAGGCATTTTTAGTGGCCCATCATCATCTGGACAAGCAATACCATTTGAGAATATTGCACAATTTAATATTGATGTTGAAACAAATCAATTTAGTGTTGGTGAAATTGTAAGTACTGGTGATAAGACTGGAGTTGTTGTTGCATGGAATGAAAATAACAAGTATCTAAAGGTTCTTTCAAATGACACGTTTAATGTTGGAGAATCAATTAATGGAGTATCCTCTAAGTCAATTGCATTGATTGAACAAACAACTAAATTTGATTCAGTATTTAATATTGATTCTGACTCTGAATTTAGAAGTGGATTCCGAAAAGAAACTGGAAAATTAAATACTGAATTACAAAGAATTGCGGATAATGATTATTATCAAACATTCTCATATTCACTAGGAAGTGAAATTGATTATGATACATGGAAAGATCCAGTTAATAGTCTTGGACATGTTGTTGGATTTAGAAACTTTGCAGATGTAAGTGTTGTATCAGCCGCCTCTACTGATGATAAGAATCGTAGAAATGCTAGAGTTGGTATTTCGTCTAATGTAACTGTTGTAGTTTCAGATATTGTTAGTCAAAAAGAATCAATGCATATGAACTATGACTTTGATCTTGTTACTGAAAATTCTAAGAATATTGGCGGATTATTTGCATCTGATGAAATTAGTTTTGCAAATAAAATTCTGACAGATTATATTGAATCTAGAACCAATAGAGCAATTACAATTGATAGTGTAAGTTCTGAATTTAGTGATCTACCTCGTCCAACTGCTTTCTCTGATGTATTTGCTTTTGATCTTGATGATATTGATGGAATTAAATTCTATGTCATGATATTTGATACAAGATTTTCTGGAGAGAAACAAATAATTCAAATTAATTTATTACATGATGGATCTCTTGGATATATGATGCCATTTGGTCGTGTTGAAACCACGATTGATCTTGGTGAATTTGATCTTAATGTTACAGGAACTACAGGGAATTTAAGATTTCTTCCAGCTAAATCTAAGTTTAATAACTATGCATTGAGATTATTTGCGGTTGAAACATTCAAAAATACTAAAGTTGGAGTCACCACCTTATCACTAGGAACTGGATATGACATCATCT